GACACAAGATCTTTCGTGACCTGGTGGGGCTGCTCCCGAAGAACGTCAAGCGTCTCGGTGCGAAGCGCCCCAACCACCTGAGCGGCCCTCGCTACCTAACGCCGATCTGGCGCGCTCACAGCGGTTATACGGCACCCTCTCACTTGTGGTATCCGTACAGCTACACTGACGTGAAAAACGGCACCGTTCCGACTGATTATCACCCGGATACGTATTGTGCCCACACCTGGTATCACACTGAATCTGTTATGGAGGCACGACGTGCTCGAACTCGATGAGCTTGCAACCCTTGATGGCCTGATCTCGCCCGAGGTGGGCGAGCTACTGCACGACCTCGCATCCAAGGTCCACGCTGAACAGGCAGTAGTGGAGCTGGGCTCTTACCGGGGGAAATCGACCTCGTATCTGGCCCGAGGTGCAAAAACCGGTAAAGGCGCTCCGGTCTTCGCCGTAGACGCATGGTCTGAAGAGGTCTCGGCGTGGCGTAACCGCATCCTCAGCCGTCTCCCCTCTGCTACGTACCGTGAGTTTCTGGACCAACTCACCCGAGCCGGGGTCAAAGACCAGGTGACCCCGCTGCGATCCATGACCACGCTCGCAGCGGAGATGTGGGCGGACATGGAAGGGGGCCAGTCGGTGGGTCTGCTGTACATCGACGGTGATCATCACTTCGACGCCGTGCTTGCGGACTTCCGCGCGTGGCGTCCGCACCTGACCGACGACGCTACGGTCGTCTTCGATGACTACGACGCTGAGAACAACCCCGGTGTTCTGGCAGCGGTTCAGGCGCTTGTCGAGTCGAAGGAACTCGTCGACGTCGAGAAGCACGCTGGCCGTCTGGCGGTGGCCCGTGTCGGCGCTGTCGTCGGCGCTCGCGTTCCGGGGGTGACCAAGTGAAGTCGATCGAGTACACGCCTGCTGGCTACTGGGATCGGCGCTACCGCGAAGGGCGCACCTCGGGAGCCGGTTCGGAGGGTGCGGAAGGTCAGTTCAAGGCCGATTACATTTCCGATTTCATCCACTATTGGCAGGTGGAAAGCGTCGTCGACTGGGGATGCGGCGACGGTCAAGTCCTCGAACTGATTCGTCTTGAGGGTGCCCAGTATATGGGCATTGACGTGTCACCGATCATCGTGGAGCGCATGCGGAAAAAGTTCGCCGAACACGGCTCGCGTTATCGGTTCCACACCACTGAGGCGTATTCGACGCTGACACGTACGACTGCTGAGCTTGCGCTCAGCATGGACGTGCTGTTTCATCTGCCCGATGATGCCGACTACTTCAGGTACTTGGATAACCTCTTCGGGAGCGCTGAGCGGTTCGTCGTCATCTACGCGACGAACACTCCGGATGGCCGCACGGCGCGCCACGTTTTTCGGCGCGAATTCACGCCGGATATCACCGAGCGGTTCCCTGAATGGGAACTCAAGGTCGCCGAAGAGCCGTTTCGTCCGGGACTCGCTTCGTTCTTTGTCTACGAGAAGGTGGCGTAATGGCGTCGCTGTCAGTCAAGATCATGGCCCACAAGAAACGGGCCGAGTACATCCCGCACCTGGTGCAACAGCTCGGCATCACTGACGCTGACGTCATCTGGGACCGCAAGGAAAACAGGTGGGATACGGGCCGTCGCGCGTGGCAGGCTATCGACCAGTCCGCCCAATGGGGGATGGTCGTCCAGGACGATGCCCTGGTCGCTAAGGATCTGATCGCAGGGCTCGAAACCGCGCTTGACCACCTTCCCGGGCCTGGCATCGTCTCGCCCTACATCGGAACGCGTCGCCCGGTAGCGAGTGCTGTAGAGCGCGCCGTGCAGGCTGCGCAGGCAGAAAACGTGTCGTGGGTGCTGATGCCCTCCCTCAACTGGGGCGTGGCGATCGTACTCCCTACTCGGATCATCAATGGCATGATCCGGTGGTGCGACCAGCAGCGGTATCCCCAGTATGACCGCCGTATCGGTCGATACGCCATCGATGTCGAGCGACTGAGCACTTGGTGCCCTTGGCCGTCACTGGTCGACCACCGCGATGGGGAAAGCCTCGTCGGGCACGGGCAGGGGCGTAAGGCGCACAAGTTCGTTGGTGAGCATGCTTCCGCGCTGGACTTGGATTGGTCTAAGGGCTACGTGACCATGGGCCGTATGACCACCGCGACTACGCGGGTGAACCGGCCCTCCGCGATCGTCGATACCTCGGGCAGTGTGAATGACTATCGCCGTGCTCCGTTCGTCGCCTCCAACCGTCAAGCGCAGTCACTTCGGGTCCCGAAGCGGACGGCCACAGGGTACGATCAGCCGCCGCGTCGTCCTTCGGTGCCGAAGTGACGATAGACTGACGGAGTGGAAGGGAGGCGACCATGGTTGCTGTTACCGGTCCGTGTGGCCCCTGGGATCTTGAGTGCGCAGTGTTCCCGGATGGGACGACACCGGAAATCGAAGCGATGGCAGCTATGGCTGCCACTGAAGCGTTGTGGATGCGCACTAAGCAGCAGTTCGGACTGTGCTCGGTCACGCTACGGCCGTGCCGGAAAGACTGCTTCCCCGCTTGGCCGTGGATTCCGGCGACGGGGTGGTACGACCTCTCGGGCAGCACGTGGCCGTTCCCGGCCCCTGCGCTGGTGGGTGGTCAATGGATCAATATCGCCTGCGGTTCGTGCACATCGGGGTGCTCGTGCTCGATCGTCTCCGAAGTGCAGCTCCCCTACCCGGTCAATTCCATCGTCGAAGTGAAGGTAGACGGGGTGGTGCTGCCACCTTCGGCCTACCGCGTCGACAACTTCAACCTGCTGGTACGCCTGGACGGTGAGGACTGGCCGCGCTGCAACGACCTGAATCTTGATGATGACCAAGTTGGCACGTGGTCGGTCACCGCCAACTACGGCCAGGAGGTACCTGAGCTAGGGAAGTTGGCCGCTGGTCAGCTGGCGGTGGAGATCGCGAAGCGCTGCGTCAACGCCTCCGGTTGCGTGTTGCCCGCTGGCACGGTCCAGCAGGTCACCCGGCAAGGTGTGACGAAGGTGTTCTTCGACTCTGACCAGGCTTTCGGCAATGGCATGCTGGGCCTGTATTGGGCCGACATGTTCGTGAAGACGTACAACCCCTCCGGTACCGGCGTCGCCACGATCTTCGACATCGACGGTCCGCGCCCCCGGAGGGTGGGAACGTCCTGATGGTGTTCTCCAACGCAAACCCCTTTGCAGGTTTCGAGCTGGCAGAGCATCTGCTGGAGTGCATCCGCCCCTACTTGGCAGGCACTACCTCGGGACTCCCGGGGCGCATGTGCGTCACTGCGGGGGAGATCGCTTGGGACGACTGCGAGTGCGGTCAGCTGGCGGTGTCGCTCACGAGCCAGTACGAGACAGCTGAATTCCCCAACCCATGGACGGGTGAGCAGAACGCAGGGGTTCGTAAGTGCGGCCCTCCGCTCTTCGTCTTTAACTACACTGTGTCAATGACTCGTTGCGCGCCTACGGGTACCCAGGAGGCACCCCCTACTTGCGAGGAGCTGAGCGCGGCCGCTAGGGTGACTGCCGAAGATGCCTGGGCGGTACGTGCGGGGATCATGTGTTGTATGTGCACCGGTGTTACTCCCGTTAATGGAGTGAAGCAGTTCGAGCGGTTCACGATCGGAGAGCAGACCGAAGTGGGTCCCGGTGGCGCGTGCCAAGGCTCAGCGATCACAGTGTCCATCGGGGTGCGGAATGGCGGGTATCCTTGCGGTATCAGTTAGGGGGTGGGCATGGCACGGTCGAGTGTAAAGCACTCGTTCAATCTGGGCAATGTGCGCCTGCTGGCCTCCTCCCCGTCGTCGGGAGTGGTCCGTAATATGCGCGCTCGTGCGCTATTGACGCAGACAGCAGCAAAGCAGCGGTTGCGAGCTAATCCCCGGCGTATTGACACGGGCAACCTGGTCAACTCGATTCAGATTCGGGAGATCCTGCGACCCGGTGTTATTGTTGAACGCATCGGTACCGATGTCGAGTACGCACCTTACGTATTCCTCGGTACGCGCTACATGGAAGCGAACCCGGCGCTGCAAGATGGACTGCGGACCGCTTTCAACCGATTCTGACAAAGGAGCATGGGCTACACATGTCAATGAAGTCGTTTACCACGAATCAGGAACAGGTCAATTTCGACATTGACGGGGAAATGTTCTACCTTCGACCCGCCATCGCGGCGGGCAAGATGTTCTCGGCGTCTTCCCTGAAAGGGAAGATTGAGCAGAGTGTCGACGATCCCGACACGAACGCGGGGAAGGTGCTGCTCGCCGAACTGGCCGAGATCTTCGAACCCGAGTCATTCCAGCGATTCGAGGCTCGTTTCTGGGGTCACGACCAGTACGGCAACCCCGTGAACAACCCCATCAATCCCGCCACCTTCAACGCCGTCATCGAATGGCTGTTCGGCGAGGCACTGGGAAAAGGGACTACGCCGCAGTAACGTACTTGGTCAGCTGGGCGCTTGACGACCGGGTATGGCCGTACTTCGATGGCTGGTGTGTCGCCCACGGTGTCGACCACGAGTCGCTGCGGTGGGATCGGTGGCTGAATCTCGTCTACTATTTCGCTGTTCGGAACATGAGCACCGAAGAACGAAAGACGTTCGAAGACGAGATTGCCAACGTCGTAGCCGCTGCACACCTAGCGAAGGCTAAGCCCCTACTCGACGGAGCGCGCAACGCCACCGCCTCCGCAACAGCGGAGAGCACGCGACCAGGTAGAAGGATGCCTCCCAAGCCTGCTGGGTGGGGTGACGACAAGCGCGCCACCTTCGACAATAAAGCGGCTATCAAGACATTGACTGCGGGCGGTGTCAGTGGTAAGTCGCGGCGAAAATAGCAGGTAGACTGTAGCCGACTACACACGGCGTGAGGTGCACGTATGGCGGGGCCGCTTGATAGGGCGTTTGTTGAGATCATCGGTGAACTCGACGTGCGCCAGATGCAGCGTGCAGCCCAAACTGCTGGCCGCACCGTTGAACGTGAGCTTACCCGGGGGGTTGAACGCGCCGAGCGTCGTGCCTCCCGGGACAGCTCACGTATCGGCCTATCGGCGGGTGCCGACTTCGGCGACGGTTTCAGTGTAGGGCTCAGTGCCACTCTATCGTCACTGGCCGGAATCCGACTGCCCGTGGCGGGATTCGGTGTCCTCGGTTCGGCCATGGCGGCAGCCGCTGCTGCCGCTACGCAGCTGGCGGCAGCCATGGCACCCGCTGTCGGCATCATTGCGGCCCTTCCCTCCGGGGTGGGTCTCCTCGCAGCTGGTATGTCTACGCTCCAAGTGGCGACGCTTGGCGTGGGTGAAGCGTTCGAAACCGCTGCCACCGGGACTGCCGAAGAGTTCAACGCCGCTATTGAGGGCATGGCACCCAACGTGCAGGCGGCAGCCCAGGCCATCCGGGACATGGCCCCGGCGCTCGACGAGTTGCGCGACTCGGTACAGCAAGAATTCTTCGCCAACTTTGATCAGATCTTGGTTCAGCTGTCCGAAACGCTGCTGGGTCCGGTCCGAGACGGCATGACCGCTGTAGCAGAGTCCATGAACGGCGTCATTACCGGACTCGCTCAGGTCGCCACTTCGCAAGTGGCCGTGGACTTTGTAACGACCAGCTTCAACATCTTGAATGAGGCGGTGGCGCGGCTACAGGAACCGTTGGCGAATCTGTTCTCGTCTCTTCTGAACTTGGGCGTGGCGGTCAATCAGGCGTTCGGAGAGAACGTCGGTGCTGGGCTTGCTAGCCTGGTCGATCGCCTCGCGGTCTTCATCGATCGAGCCGTTGCCAGCGGGCAGGCTGTGCAGTGGGTAAGAGACGCACTGCGAGTCTTCAATGAGCTGGGCAGCGTCATCTCGTCGGTGACGGGCATTCTGAGCTCTATCGGGAATGCAGCGCGTACCAGCGGAGGCAACATCCTTGGTGTGTTCGGGGAAGTGCTGCGAGTCTTCGATGAGTTCCTTGCGTCCGCGCAGGGGCAGCAAATCCTGGTCACGATCTTCGAAGCGCTGAACACGGTAGGTGCTGCTTTCGGTACCGTTCTGGCAGCGATCGCCCCTGCCATCCCCCCGATCGTTGAGGGTATTGCGGGTCTGCTGTCGGTAGTCGCTCCGTTGCTCGGTCCCCTCGCCGAGCTGGTGGGTTCCGTACTCACCGCGCTCGCGCCCATCCTCGATGTGATCGCTACGGCGATTGCCCCGCTTATCGAGCCGTTCACCCAGATTGCGAACATTCTTGGCGCAATCCTGGTAGAGGCGATCACGGCGATTATGCCGTTGCTTGAGGCCATCGCGGAAGCGCTCGGCGCCGGTCTGAGCGTTGCGCTAGAGGTAGTCGCGGTAGCGCTCCAGGCGATCGCCCCGATTCTGGGCGTGCTCTTCGAAGCGCTCGGCCCCCTCATTGAAGCGCTTGCGCCGTTCAATGAGCTGTTCGTGGTGCTCGCCGAGATCATTGGTGCGGTCTTGGTGCCTATCATCCAAGTCCTCGCCGACATCCTGCTGTGGGTGGTGGAGAACGTCATCGTTCCGGTGCTGGTGCCCGCTATCGAATTCTTGGCGGACATCCTCACTACCGTGCTCGGCGGTTCTGTCCAAAACCTGGCCGTGGTGTTCCAAGCGGCGATCGAAGGGATCGCAGCCCTGTTCGAGTGGATCCGGAATCAGTTCGAGAATCGGGCTGAGGAGATGGCAAACATCTTCACATTCCTGTCAGATTCCATGCAGGCGGCTAAAGACGTCATGGAACGGTTCGTGTTCACTCCGATACGCAACGGCATCACGTTCGTGAAGGACACCGTGTTGGGGAACATCACGAGCATGGTCAGCGGGTTGGATCGGTTCGCCGGGTTCGTACGCGGCATCCCGGACAAGATCAGCAGCGCACTCCGCAATATGTTCGCGCCCATGGCCGAGGGATTCCGGAGCTTCATCAATGACGTCATCGCGGGGTGGAACAGCCTGTCATTCACCATCCCGTCAGTGAACGTGCCCGGATTTGGTACGGTCGGCGGGGGCACGATATCGACTCCCAACATTCCGTACCTGGCAGACGGAGCGCTAGCCACTGGGCCGACGCTGGCTATGATCGGTGAAGGCCGATTCAATGAAGCGGTGCTTCCCCTGGGTGACCCGCGCGTTGACAGTCTGCTGGCGTCTGCGTTGAGCCGAGCCGGAGTCATGAACCAAGGTGACGCCGGTGCCGGGAACAGTTCGGTGAATGCCGTAGCACAGGCAGGTGACAACTACTTCGTGGTCAAGATCGGCGAGCGTGAGCTGACCGATATCATCGTGGAACAGCAGAACGAGATGAACCAAGACATGCTACGACGTGCGCGAGCCGGAACCGGGAGGCGTGGTTAAATGGTTACGCTCAGTGCCGAATATCTGAACGATCTTGGACGCGTCCGTCTGACCGCAGGGGATTTGGTTGCGAACGTCAGCTACATTCTACAGCGCTCCACAGACGCCGACCCCGATTGGGTTGACGTTCGCGGGGGTGGCAACGTAGCCACCACCGGAGTGACCATCGTCGACGACTATGAATACAAGCCCAATGTGGTTAACCACTATCGGCTCATTGCCCCGGTGTTCTTCGACTCGTTCAACCGCACCACCGCACCTGCTTTGACATGGGGAACTGCCGACACCGGACAAGTCTATGTCAACCACGCGGCGGACGCCGGGGCCACTGCCCACGTCGACAACGGCGCGGGCATCATCGAGGACCCCACCCCGACTGGCAACATCATCGAGCAGCGCGCGGAGACGGACGCAAGTGCTGTGGATGCCGTGGCCACCTGGTCGGCAGTGCAGCCCGACCCCGCGCTTGACGTGCAGACCAACTACAACATCGGTCTCCGCTCGGCCGACAACAACAACTACTATGAGTGCCAGCTGCTGTTCGAGAACGCGGCGGACAACCGCGACGTGCGTGTCCAGCTGGCAAAGCGCGTGGGGGGCGTCTTCACGGGGCTGACAAGCACGCTGCGCGTGGGTGAATGGACAGCCAATATCCCGTGGTACGCCAAGTTCCGCGTCTTCGGATCATCGCTCATGTGCAAAGCATGGCCCACGGGTGCCGACGAACCTCGCGACTGGCAGCTGTTCGTAACCGACACTGACGTGGTGGCCGGTTCGGGAGTCTACATTCGCGCCCGGAAAGCATCGGGTGCGGCGTATG